TGGTAACCCCCCCGATGTTGTCTGAGCAGCCACAGCGTGTTGCTCCGTGCTGTTCAATGTGAACATCGTGTCTGTGACGGCATAGCCACCACCGTGATGGGATTCCCGTGTGCCGTTGCCTTCTATCGCTACTGTCTGAAATGAGCTTGACTCATCAGTGCCTGTTCCAACTGCTTCGGCAGTTTCTTCCCTCTCCGGTTCGCTCGGTTCAGGATCCCTGCGCAAGCCTTTTCGCTCAAAGAGTATTTCGGGTGCGCTGAGTCCACCAAAATCTGCGACAACAGCGATTCGCTTACGCCGTTGCGGTGTTCCGAGCCAAAGGGGATTTCCTGTGTCATCCCACATGGTTGTTCCCCAAAACTGTGCATCGTGTATTCTCCAAGCAACGCTCCATCGGCCCATGTCATCGTAGAGGCATCCGCTCCAAGCCCACTTCTTTTCAGGCATAGGCACATCGGGAGCGTTCTGGTCTGCGATGCGGACGATTTCCGTGAGGACGGCTTGGAAGTCTTTTCCTTGGTTTGAGGACAATGCTCCGACAACGTTTTCCCAAACCATGTATCTAGGTCGAACAAGGAAAGCTGACCTTCCACTGGCTCTGTCATGTTCTCTCATCTCCTTTACTATTCGGATCTGTTCCATGAACAGACCGCTTCTTTCGCCTTCAAGTCCGGCTCGTTTGCCAGCGACACTTAGGTCTTGGCTAACAAGGTGAACCACCTGTAATCACATCAACCACGGGCAACTCTGCGCCGTTAAGTTTTCTGATATCGCCAAAATGCTTCACCTAAACCACCCCCTCTCCGATTTTTCTCAATCCTTCAATTGCCATCAGATACCGATTAAGAAATTTGTTTTCTTCGCATACTTTCCAATTGAGTTTTTCCGCTATTTTCAATCGCTCCTTCAGAGAATTGTTTTCGGTTTCAAGCCTTACGATTTCCATGCGAAGCATCTTTTCTGTTTCAGTCATTTGCTAACCTCAGAATCGAAGTCATCCATGCTAGGGATATTAAACGCAGCACCATTAAGAGCGTTTCGCATTATTTCGTGAATCAGTTTGAATCTGTCTTTTTTCCAACACCCGCAAGACCTTGTTCTTCCATAAACAAGATAGTCACGCCTGACTGTCACAACGTTTCCACACTTGCACCTACATTTCCATGTGGTAATACCATCTTTTGTTTCGCCCCTCTCAATCACTGTGAGCCGTCCGAATTTTTCTCCTGTAAGATCAATAAACTTCGGATTTTGCTTCCTTTCCCTTACAACGGGGTCTTTCAAATGCATGTTACATGTGGCGATACTGCGTTTTGAGAGAACGAGTTTCCCACTTTCTAAAGCTTCATGGAATTCTCTTTCGTTGGTAATATGGTTTTCGATAAGAATTCTTCTATCTTGTTGCGGAAACTTATCTACCCAATAAGTGTCCCCGCTTTTTGCTTTTTCCTTGTTCACAATTTGTCTGATACGCTCTGTTGTGAGGTTATACATTCTACCGATTTCGCCGAGCGATTTTCCTTTGCGATATTCTTCGTAAATGTGCTTGTTTCTTTCTTTGTCCATATTTTTCCTTTCAGAATGGAAGTTCATCGAGATGAAGATCATCAGGGTCTTCGTATTCGATGAACACTTTTACCTTTGGCGACTCGGAATACGCTTTAACCACAACCGCTTTGTATATCTGCGAATCATCGAGATAGGCGATTCCATTGAGTGCATCGCTGATTATCTTGCCGATGTTATCCCAATCCGGCTTGTGAGGGGTTATATACCCATGCAGAGCCTTCTCTTTTTTCTTCTTCGACCAAGATGTAGGAATCGGGAATTCAGCCTCTACAACCATCACCACGCTCTTGTCAGTAGGAACGTGGTTCGGATACTTTTCACTGAAGAGAACCTTCACGAGATTTTCGTAGTTGGTTGTTTCCTTCGGCGTATATGTGTGACCGACTCGTGTCATACGTGGTCGCTGTTTTCCAAACGGCTTTCCAGGGATGACAAACGAGAATGACGAGTAATTATCCGGCATGTCTTCGATTCCTCACTTTCGTTGAGAGTGCTTTATCAACTGACCATCCGGCTGCCAACCTTTTGTAAACAGCGGTATAAGACAGCCCCAACTTTTCGCACCATTCTTTTAGGCAGTGCGTTTCTCCGTTGTATGTAATAAGACGATTGCTCCGTCTGTTGCGCTGCTGTTGTGACAATGGTATCCATCTGCAATTTGAAGGCTCGTAATTGCCGTCATTATCGATTCTGTCAATCGTCAAATCGTCACGGTAGCCGTTGTTTTTTGCCCACTCATAGAAATTCACAAAGTCTTTCCATTCGTCGCAAACTCTTATTCCTCGTCCGCCGTAGCGGAAATAGAACTTGAAATTTTCGTTTTCGCATCTCGCTCTCATTCCCGCCCACAGGTGATACACTCTAGTGCCAGCCATGTTGTGTCTTGCCCTGTCGTAGCAACGCTGTGTAGCCACCTCGTCATGTAAACAGCCACAACTTCTAGTTCTTCCGCTTATCAAACGATCTCTTGAAACGACTGTCACTTTACCGCAGTCACACACGCACTCCCATCTTGTCCCGTGTGCGGAAGGCTTATCGTATGCTCTTTTAAGCACGGTAAGTCTTCCAAACCTTCTTCCCGAAAGGTCTTCCGCTTTAGGCATCAGGAGTTACTTCCCCCGTTTCATCATCGACAATTTCAACAAAGTCCGTTTCATCACCGACAAAGGACATATCTGCATCAAGGTTTGACTTGATCGTTTCGTCCTGTGCAATGTTCATCTGAATGTCGGAAGACAGCGGAGCAAGTTTAAGTACACGTTTAATGACTGTCTTCTTACCCATCTCCTCATAATTTGTTGTCCAAGGAGAGAAACCCGACTGTGCTGCCTTGCTGAACTTCCGCATGTGTTTGTCCATATCGTCCTTGGACATGACTGTGAACCCTTCACCGCCATTAACGAGTTTGAAGACGGCATAGAAGTATGTGACATTTCCACGGTCTTTATCGGCTGGCTTGTGGACGAGTTTCGGTTCAAGTCCGAGTTCATAACTGAACTCGTCACCCTCTCTTACCACTTCGGCATAGATTGTCTTGACCTGACCGGAACGGTATGCAAGAGCGACCAAGCCGCGATATCCGATCTGGAATTGGCACTCCAGCGTTCCCTTGTTGCGGTACGGGATAAGGTATGCTTCGCCCGTTGGAGTATTGGGCTGAAGACCCAACTGCGCTGCGTTCATCATTCCGGCAAGGAAACTGTTCGGAGTACACTGCTGGAGCTGTTTGTTATTGCTGATTGCAGACAGGACGATACGGCTGAAGCGTTCCGGTGTAATCGTGTTCGGCAGGGCCTTTTTGATTTCCGGCATCATGACCGTCACATAGTCCTTCATTGTCTGCGGTGCTTTTTTAGTTGAAACTGCGGTGTTATTCGTAGCCTTTGCTACAGGTGCTTTTGCTTCCTTAATCTCTGTCATTTTTTAATTTCCTCTTTCCCATCTTTTGAAGTAGCAAGATCCATCGATGAGCATTCCTTTGTTGATGCACTCGGTGTATTTCTTGCCACCGCTCTTGAAGAATTCAGCCTCAACGAGGACGAATCTTGGATATTCTTTGATGACCGTGACTTTGTCCGGCAAATGCGGTGTCATGGTGGAGATTGTTTCATTCCATGTGAATCCGCTCGTACACTGATAGAGAATGTCTCCAGGCTCTAAGCCAAGAGGGGTGTCGATGTTCAGCATCAGAGCGACTTCTCCACAAGACGGAATACTCTTGTGCCTTTGGCATTTGCCTTCCACGAAACAATGAACTGTCCGGTTTCGCCCTTCTCAGCTTCGCCGAGAACTGCTTTGATTTCGTTCTGATACTTGGTCTTCAGTTCCTTCATGTTCTTTTCGTGGGTCGCAAGTTCCAACAATGCAATCAGGGTTTCTTCCTGTGAATCGAGATTGACTGTTTCTCCCTGATGCTCTTCGGGATACATCTGCTCAAGCGTTTCCTGTGTAGAGTCAGATCCATCGATTTCAACAGGTTCACCGCTCTGCACATGATTCCAAAAGTCTTCACATGCATCGAGCATCCGTTCGATTGCCTCGTCATCTCTGCTGATCTTTGTGATGTAGAAACGGTTGTCTCTCTTCGTTGCGAGATACCATGTATCCCATCCGGTCAGAAACATGTAGAACATGCACTGCCAATAATGCGATTCGGGGATCTCCCCCTCGTCATATTTCGTCTTGTTCCATGAACTTGTGGTCTTAATCTCAAGACCCCACTTGCCCTTTGATGCGATGC